GGTTGCGGTTTCAACCCCGTTGCGCATCGTTCCTATACCTAACGCTTGCTCGGTTAGTATTGAACTAACGGAGCGTTTAATGTGTTCGTCCTTTAGAATTGCAATGTAATCGTTAACGGGTTCGTTGTACGATAACTCATTGCCCCAGCTTGCAAGCTCTGAAATATTTTGCGGGGTTAGGCTTTTTTCGTTTTTGTTGTATTGTGCAATGGTTAGAAGCGTGGGTTTCTTTTCGTCTTTTATAATTGCCTTAATGAGCTTAAAACAACTTAGCGCGGTGGCATCTTGAAACAGATGCTCGCCGATTTGCGGCATTATTTCTTTATAATTTTCGTCCGCGTTTAAGCAAAGGAATATTAAAGCCTGTTCGATTTTTGGTAGTGGTTTCATGCGGTAAAAGTTGGGCGGTGGTTAGCCGCCCTGTTAAATTAAACTGAAAGAGTATATTTTCGCACTACATATTTTGAGCCGTAGCATTCAAAACATATACCTTGACAATAGTAGTGAAAAGCAGGTATAATGCCCTTACCATGACATCTTTCGCATTCGCAAATCTCTAATCCGCTAACTTTCATTGTTGCAGTATGCTTTTCTGCTACATTCGGATTTTGAAGAAATTTACCTACTTGCTTTAAAACATCATCGGCAGTAATGTAAGGCTGTATATAAGCCCTTCTAACCCAACCATACGCTTTTAATTCAACATTGAAGTTCTGTTTATTGCCGTTTGCATCAACATAATTCTTATTCGTCCAAACTTTGCCGTTTTCGCAAATTTTCACTTCTATAATTCCATCCTCTAAAACCTTATTAAGAGTTTTAACAATGTGGCTACGATTGTCGCCCTGTTCAGGTCTATTAGCGGATTTAAAAAGTTCGTTTACTAAATTTTGTGCTTTCATTGTGTAAGTGTTTAAGAGTTTGATGCAGCAAACATACAACGTTATTTTGAATTTGCAAACGTTTTCTTAATTATTTTAAAAATATTTTTTCTCATTGCATCTTTAGCCCCATCGAGGCGCGTGTTATTGTTGAGGTTTTAGGCTGTTTATCGGTGTCGCGTTTTTTCCATGTTACCAACCTTCGACCAGTATCCCAAGCGTCTTGAGAGGTCAAACGTATTTTACCGTTTGCGAGCGGCTCAGTCCAATAGTTAAAGAAAGCGTTTAAAAGTTCTTTAGGGTATCTATCCTTGTAAGGTGTCATAGCTTCAATCAAATCTTGCTCGCTCCACTTTTTAAAGTTAGCGTTAGCGTTATCTTTATTTTTATCCTTCTCTTTATCCTTATCCTTATCTTTATAGGCTTCGGTTTCGCTTTTAAGTCGCTTCCGTTTCGCTTCGGTTTCGCTTTCGATTCGCTTAGATTTCGGTTTACTTCCGTTTATGTAGTTTGTGTTTCCTTTAGTTAAAACAGGCTCAAAAGCAATGAATAAAGCCTTTGCCAAACCGCTTAACTCGGGTAACTTAAAGTCAAGCGAATAAAGAAAAATTGCATCGTATAACTCAAGCCTTGCGCCCTCGGGAAGCTCTTTTATAGCTTCATACATCGAGCGGTAAAATATACAAGTATCTCGTTTATCCATATTGATAAAAAACGCCCTTTGGCGGCTGCGGTCAGAGCGGCTCGGTTGTTACACTTCGCCTCGCAGCCATCAAAGGGCTTCAAGATTTTTGAAACTACATTCAGGCTCTGACCTCTGAATGCTTAAATTTACTAAAAATTACATATTTACGCCACACATTTCCAAACAGTTTTTACAATTTCCAAAATAGGTTTTCTTATTAAACTTTGATACATACGTTTTCTTACCTAAAAACTTTGTTTTGTGTATGTTTATAACACCACTTTTTACGAGCTGGTTATTTTTAGAACTTCTAAACACCGTATCCAAAACCTCATACTTATTAAATATTTGCGCCTGTATTTCTGAAAACGTTTTACCATCATTTGAATCAGTATTAAAGTCGAATGAAACTACCCTTAAAATTGATTTACAATAGGGTTTAATTCTTTCGTACTCATTTAAACATAAATCGAGTTGGCTTTTATCATCAATTGCAGAAACTGAAGTATTAATACAAATTTTTAGCTTCGATATTCTTTTAAGTTGGTCATCAGTTAAAACAGTCCAATGCTTAGTTATTATAACTATTTCTTTTCGACTATCCTCTTTAAAGATATCTAACTGAATATTGCTTTGTATTTTTTCGCATATCAAAATAGTATGCTCCCAGTCTTCGGACGGGTCGCCCATTGTACCCATCCGAATAAAAGGCATCTTAACTTTACTTATCTCTCTTTTAATCTTATCTAAATGCTTTTGGCTCGTAAAGTTCTTTATAACTGTTTTGCTGAAATTATAGCCGTAAATTTTAGCAATGCGCGCGGCGTAACAATCATTATAACATCCTAACTTATTGTTTTTAGTTCCTGAATAACAGCCAGCCGTAGGGTCTATTGAATAAATACCACGCGCATTTTTGGTTAATGCTATAACATTCGAATAGGTTTTCATTATAAGCGCCCAACGTTTGGAAATAGGTCTTTAATTTTGTTAGGGTCGCCCTTAAAAAACGCATATACCTTTTGCTCGCATTTGGGGTACTTTCTTGAGTTTAGCGTTTTCTTAGCAGTTGCGCGGCGCGTAAATTCACTTTCTAAATAAACGATTCTGTTATAAATATGAAGCCCTTGACTTTTAAAAAAAAGCTCATGTTCAGCCTCGCAGCCATAATAACCGCCTTTGCTATCGCGACTATCTCCAGTCATTACTACAAAAAAAGTATTATCATTCATTACCGAAATAGCTTTTTTATACCCTTCAAAAAGCAAATCTCTAAACTCATCGTAAGTTGGCAAAGTGTTTAATTCACCGTCGGGCGATTTGCCGTCGTAATCAATATATTTTTCTACTTTATAATAAGGTGGGCAAGAAAATATTAAATCGAATTTTTCCGGGTTTTTAGGTACATATTTCGAACTATCAGATTTAACCCATTTAACATTGTAAAAATCTTGACAAATTGCATTATTTGCGTCGCATTGGTTTTCTCGAATTTCAGAGGAAAGATATTCAAAACCACACCCGCCAGCTACAAAACCCATTTGAACGCCGCCGCCGAATGGATTATAAACCCTCACGCCGTTTTTTGGCATAAACATTTTTACTATTATCTCACACAATGCAGGGTCTAAAACGCTTGCATTGCCGTTTAGGTCTTTGCCTTTATCTGTTATAATTTCGTCGTCTTTTACAACTTGTTTAGATAAAACTACGTTGCTCATTCCGCTGCTACCTTGCCAGCAACCTTCGCGGCTTGCAAACTTTGGATTAGGTACGTTATACTTTAACCCAGCCGCCTCAATTTTTTCGTTCCATTCTCTTTTAATCTTTAGCCATTCGCCGCTCGTTGACTGCCATAAATTAGTCATAGCCATGTGGCAAAGTTTTTTTACACGCACTTGTTCGGGTTGCCCGTAGTACATATACACGAAGTCAGACTTTTCTAAATTAACCTTAAAGCCTAAAGCCGTAAAAACTTTTGGATTTTCTAAATCATGCTTTTTAGATACCGTCATTATCATTACATAGTTATCGGTATTTTGTTTAATGATTTCAGAAACCATCATCGAATAAATGGTTTTATCTTTATACTCGGGATACATTGCCGACTGAAGCAAGCAAAACTCTTTTACAACGTGGTTAACCTCGTAAGTAAAAAAGCCCGCAAAATTGCCGTCAATCTCACAAATAATAGCTGAGTTCTTTTGCATATTCTTTCTTGCGGCTCGATATGCTACGCCATCCAATAAAGCAAGTTCGGCTACTTTTACTTCATAGCCCGAGCCTATTACCGAATTAACTTTTTTAATTTCGATTTTTGGCTCAAATAGTTCTGTTTGTTTTGTGTTCATGGTTTTTGTGTTTGTGTTTATCTGTTCAAATAGTTTTCAATCGTTTCGATGCACTCATTCAACCCCGAGCAAAACAATGCCTCGAAACCCGCGTTTTTAAGCCGCGTAAGGACTTCAAATTGTTCTGTAAGGTGTTCATCTTGCTTTAGCGTTCCATCGCGCTTAAACGGCTTAAAATCGCTTTTTTTAATTTCAATGAATAAACCGCTAAACTTTCCACGCGGGGCGGCGATAAACAAATCGGGGTAGCCTCTTTGCGGGTTCATGCTTTTATGTACCCTTGCTTGCCCCATGCTCATTTTAGTTCCGGCGCTAAAGTCAAACCGAAAAAGTATTTCGGGGTGTTTTAAGCTCATGTAACGAGCAATGGCAGAGTATTGACCCCATTGATTTGCCATTGCTTCAGCAATTCCTGGAAATGTTTTTGACCTTACCTTGCTTCGTTCATCGCCTTTTAAACTTCTTGCTTCTTTAAACCACAATAGTTGTCTTTTTTTCTTGCCTGTTTTGCTATCTATCCATTCAAAAAACTCGCCTTTGTCAGTATGTGTTACCACGTCATCAAATAAATTTGGTGCTGCATTATGATATAAACAAGGCAAGTTTTTTAACCAAAGGCAAGTTGTTTTTTGTGCCTTATCGCCAAAATAATAAGGTTGTATTACTTGTGTTGGTGGCATATAAATTTTACTCATTATTCCAACCGGATTTTCTATTGCAATATGTTTTATTTTGGCTTTTGCTATTTCTAAAAAAAAGTCAATCCCTTGTTGCTGTCTGCCATCTTTTCGCTTTTGTTCAAACCAAGCTGCCCCACTTACTGCTAAATGTGTGCAAGGTGGAAAGGCTATCATTGCATCCCAATTATCATTTATAATGTCAAAAACATTTCCTTGATAATGCTTTGCATTTGGATTTCTGTTTTCTTGTAAATCACAACTCCAAGCATCAAAACCCATTTTTTCAAGCCGACCCCTCACTTCGTCGCTTTCTTCACAGGCTACTAATATTCTAATATTATTGCTTTTCATCTTTTGTAAATATTATTACAAACTATCATATACTCTACGCGTCCCTTTAAATCGGTTGTTTCGTCGTAAAGGTCTATTAATATGCTTCGATTCTTTTCATGGTCGTTAAATACCTTTCGATATTTAAAATTGCATTCGAGGTATTCGAAGCCGCACGATAGAACGTAAGAGGCTACGTTTTTATAATTGTGTCCGATAAATTCTGTGAGGTCGCCGAGGTCGTTAGCGTACGTAAGCGCCTCTTTCTTGTATTTGTCCATTGATTAAGTTTATTAAGTCGGTTCGTTCTACATTTAAAAGTATTGCAATTGTTGGAGCTGGTATCGTACCCTTATGAAGCCACCAAAACTCGGCGCATTTTAGCAGCTTTTTTTTATAAGCGGTCGTACCATTCGGTAGGTTCTTAACGTGCTTATTAAATTCCTGTATAAGTTTCATAAACTCATACGTGCCGTACTTACCCGTTTGCGCCATTATGAAGGTAGTTAATGATTAAATCGTTAGCGCTTTCGATTTCAGCGTCGTTATGGCGGTATAAATACAAGTCGCTAAACTTACCCGACTTTTTAACCTTTGGCGGTACTCCGATATAGTAAAAATCTTTAGGACTCCAACCCATAAGCATCGAATACCAAACCGCTTGCACATGGTTGCAATGCGCTACCATATCGGCGGCGAAAGCCTGTATATTCTTTGCGCTCGTTGTTTTAACATCGGCAATAATACCGCGCTCTAACCAACATAAGTCCATCATTCCTTTTCCTTCTACTGTTACGCCGCCAACGGTTATCGTGTTTAGGGTAATGTATTCATGCTGCGACTTGTCGAATAGTTCGCCTAACATCGGCACCTCATGAATAGCGTTATAAACGTTTTGGGTAGTCGTTGGCATACTTTCGTATGGCTGCTCAAGTAAATCGAAATGGAACGCCGCGCCTTCGGTTAACGCCTTTTGAGCGTAGCTTATATCGCCCGTATAAAAACGTTTGATACGGCTTGCGCTAATTGCCGGGTGTTTAATGTATTCGTCGCGTGTCATTGGTTGAATGTATCAGTAAAATATTCTTTAGCTGTTTTAGAGCCTTCGGTTACACCTTCAGATTTACCAGCGTTGTACATCAGCATCATGTACTCGCGCTCAATTGCTTTGGCGGTGTCAAACGCTTCGGTTATTAGTTTACCGAAATCGATAGTAGGTACATCTTCCTCGTGATATTTGGTAAAAATACCGATTACCATATCGTAAAAATATTCTGTCGCTGTTTGCTTTTTCATTGCTTATATGTTTCGTTGTATAAATCATCAACACTATCTATTCTACCATCAAGTAATTTTTCCTCCCACAACTTTGCAAACGTCATTGTCTGCTCCTTTTCCATTGCTATGGCTTTATTAAATAATGAAATAAGTTCTTTTACATTATGGTTTTCCAAAGTATTAATTTGTTGCTTTAACCACTCAACCGCTGTTTGTTTATTTTTCATTGCTTAAATTGTTCTATTTGTTCAAGTGAAATAAATATCTGAAGCTCGAAGCCTTGCTTTGCAAATAAAAGAAATTTGCCGTTTTCGAGTATGTACTCACGAGGTATGCTCCAGCTTCCGAAATCGTCAACTATGCGCACCGTATCGAAGCGCGTAGCATCTGCTATTAACTTATGATTTAAGCCGTATGCGTTACCCTTGTTTAACAAGTGCTTTGAGCGTTTACGTGTTACCGTTAGCGTTCGCGTTGGCATATCTATTTCGCCCACCTTGCGCTCTTTTTGTTCGTTCGCTAACCGAATCGATAGCCGCAGGGTGTTACCCCCACGGCGTACGATTATGCCATTACCGAAGCTATCTTCGACTATTGCGGTATCGTTATCTATTTTCATCGGATTACTTGCGTTTTATGTTCGTAAAGTTCAATGCCTGCAATGCTATCAACTCCTAAATCCTTCATCGCTTTGGGTAGCCCCTGTATTAAATCCTCAGGGTTTAGGTTGTTATGTGCGAACTGAACAGATAAAACTTTAATCCAGTCAACCTCACCAACGATGCGCGCCTTTACGGTTGTGCGAATGTTTTTAGTTTGGCTGTTTTCTACCGTGGTGGCGTATAGCTTATCTGTAAATGCCGCCATAATATCGCCCACCGATTCGGCTTGCTTCATGCTGGCAGCGGCTTCGGCTCTTAACTTAGCTTCGGCGGCTTCTTGTTCAGCCTCGAGGCGTTCGTGGTATTCTACCATGCGTTTTTTAGCATCTTCGATAAAATCGAGTAGCGGCGCGGTGGCATCCTTTTCGAGCTTAATAAGTTCTTTTTTGAAATGCTCGAGCGGCGTAGTAACCTCTTTACGGGCGGCTTCGATTGCCTTAACTGCATCGTTAACGTCTTTTACAGCGGCGTTCATGGCTGTATATTCGCTAACGTTTACAACGCTGTTAGCCTCTCCGCCTACTGAGTTGCGGGCTATTATTGCCTGAGCGTTTAATACTTGAGGCGAATTAATCGCTAAGTATATTTTTTCGATTGGTATTTGTACCTTTGCAAGTGTGTTCATGTATGTTCTGTTTTATTGATGTGAGGGGCGGCGCTTTACCGCCCCTTAATTATTTAATCCCACGGTAAGTCGTTAGCCGCTTTTTGTCCGAAAATATCGTCGATATCGGGTAGTTCCTCAAAGTTTTGAGGCGGCTGCGTTTTAGGTGTAAAATCGTTTTTAAACGTTGCCGAAGTCATTGACTTGTATTCGTCCGATTCCTTAATCTTATCCTGTAAAAAGTCGGGCAGCTTTGCAAATACTTCTTGTTCGTGCGCGGTCGGGCTATATGTGAATGCCTCGTTAATCGGTGCGGGGCATTCGTAGCCCTTCATAAGCGGCGCAAAACTGATAATATTTGCATAAGTATTATCGCCTTTGGTAACGTGCGCAATATTTACCATACACGTTTTACCCAGCATTTTAAAAATATCGAGCTTTGAGGCTTCGGCATCGGTTAACTTTTTACCGAGCCACGCTGAAATATCGCGGCGTAACAAAGCCTTTTCGTTCATTGATAGCGTGTAGATGCTTCGAACGTAGTACGGCTGTTCGCCTTTGCTTTCATCGAATACCGCTTTCTCGGTTGGTAGTTCAAAAAGGAATTGAACTTTTCGCTTTTTGCCGGGGAAATTTCCCCCTTGCTCGGTCGTGCCGAGGTCGATAATTTGATAGCAGCGCGCTGGGTATGAGCCTTCGGGTGCGATTTGGCGGTTTGACGTACCGCCTACGGGAGCTGTTAAAGCCATTTTAAAAAGTATTAAAGGGTTAAAAATTAAAGGTTCTCCGATTGGATAGAGTGAACGAGGTTGCGGTTAATGCCGTCGATAACCTCGATAAACAGCTCTGTGAATGCGTTGCGCTCGAGCGGCTCAAATAGTCGGTGTTCAACTGGCACGCCTTCGACTTGTTCGCGGTGGAACTTACGCGCTAAGTTTGCCGCGCCTGAATCGCAGCGCGTGTAAATTCCTTTCATGCAACCGTCATTAACAAGCATCGTCATAACGCCGCTAAGATGGTCGTAAAAATAAAATTCTGTGTTTTGGTAATTGCGGAAAATGGTAACTGTGTCCATGTGTATAAGGGTTTAAAAGTTTAAAAAGAAAGGGCGGTTATTAGCCGCCCGTGAGGGGTTAGTTGAATGACCAAGAAACAAGAGTTAAAATAGTTTCATGCTGTTGATTGCCACGCTCTAAAATCCAATCATTTAAATTTTTACGTTGCTCGTTTTCGCCTCTAAGCTCCCAGCAATATTCTCCGTTAGAGTATGCGTTAGTTGCGTCGATTGTTCTGCTAACTGTTTCGCCTGTTAGTTCGTCAATCATTTGTAGTGTTACTGTTCTCATGGTGTGAATGTTTAAGTGTGTGATTGTTTAACACTGCAAACATACAACCTTTTTTTGATTCTGCAATACCTTTACAAAAATAAATGCAAAATAATTTATAAAACGCTGATTTACAACGCGCTTAATTTTGCGCTCGTGCGATACCGAAACCAATAAGCGCACCGAATCCAACCTTTGCCGCCGTTGTTTCGTACCATTTTTTGCGCGGTTGCTCGATTACATAGCTTCGCAGCCCTTCGGCTACCATGTTCGGGTTATCGATTGCAACTCTTACCACGCTTTCGCGCTTACGAAACGGGAAAACACCGCGTAAAGTGTCGCCTATACCCACCGAAATAGTCGCGGGTATGCTTAAACTATCGATTTGAAGGTATCCGAGGCGGTTAATTTTGCCCGTAATACTAAACCAGCGCTCAAACTTTTGAAATTCACGCGGCAAAACAAGCGCGGGAACGCTATCACGTATATAAATCGGTTCACCTAATTCTATTTTAGTCTTAAAAACGGTGCGCGTAATGACCTCAACCGCCGCTTTTGGCTTATCGATTCGCAGTTTTTCGGTTAAGTCTTTAAGTTCTGTGATTTGTTGCGCCTGTGTGTATATCGTTAAGGAATCGTTTACGTGCGTTTTAACGAACTTTTGCTCTGTTAGTGTGGTTTGCGCTTGCTTATGGCACGAACGCACGAATAAAAGGCTTAAAACGGCTAAAAATAGCAACCTTTCAAGCCAAACGTAACTCAGCGATGTATTTTTCGATTCTTTCACGGCATTTCGCGTTTTCGTTTAGTATTGCTTTAGCAACGTTGGGCGGCATTTCGCGCTCGGTTAAGTAAATCTTTAGAACCTTTATGAGCCGCTTATCGATTTGCTTATCATTCATATTTGGCGCGTTGCTTTTTTTACTAATGTACGCACGGCTTCGTCCAAATTTACAACCGATTCTTCTAACATTCGCAAAAGGTCGTCGCGTTCTTTTTCGGATATTGATTTATTGCCGCTAATTAGCTTTACCAAACCACTAACCGAGGTTAACGGCTGCCTTAGTTCGTGCGAAAGCATAAACCGAAATTCCTCAAGTAATACCCGTTGGCGTTCGTGTTCGTGCGCGGTTATGCTGGTTACATCAACAAGCTGAAAGCCGATAAAATGCACCGCGCCCATTATGTTGTAAATATTCCAAACATTAAAGCGCTCAGATAAATTCTTTTGCTTCGTTCGAGCGTAAACTCTCGACGGTTCGGGCTGTTTGTCTTTAGCCCTTTTTACAGCTTCTATGAGCGTTTCTTTATCCTCGGGGCTGCTAACTATGTCAACTATGTTTTTCGGCTTTATATGGCTCGCGTAATGCTTAAAAAGTTCGTTAGCGCTTACTATCGTGCCGTCCGATTCGGTTACAACGTAAAATAGGTCTAAAGAATTTTCGAGTATGTACACCGTTGACACGATTGCAAATTTAAGCAATAGTGTTAAATTATACTAAATGTTTAAACGTTTCGCAAATCGGCAATAAGCGAACGCCATGCAGCACCGCAAGTCATAAGGTACTTTGCCGACATCCACAGAGTGAAGCTGAACACAATGCCGTTTAAAAGTATATCGTAATTCATAGGCATCTCCAAATCTTGAGTATTTCTTACGGGCTGAGGTTTCGCGGTGTAGTACGTTGGGGCTGCTAACAAAGATACATCGCATGGCTGAATAGTGTCGAATGCGGTCAAAACTATTTCGGGCTTTGCTTTCGGCTGTGCCATGACAGCCTCGAAGCTTTCGCGGTTAGCTTGCGCAAAGCTTGTATCAGCATTAGCCGCCTCCCAGCTTATGGTGTCGATGTTCACCTTGTTATGGCGCACGGTCTTTATTGTATCCCTACGAACTTGCTGCATCGTCTTTGGCTTTTGGTATGTATCCTGCGGCGATTAGAGTTGCTACAATTGCCGCGAGGGTTTCTGTGGATATGACTTTAAAGATTAGTAGAAAGATTGAGACTAATATCATAAGACTTCCGATTGTGCTACGCCAATGCTTGACAATGATGTCAATGATTCGCCTCGGTTTGGTAGCACGTTTTCGCATGTTTTAAATTACGCGAAAGCATACCGAACGTTGGAGCAATTGCGCCCTAAACTTTACAAAGTGAGAAATACAGATTCGCTTCTTCCCGCCTGCGATTGGTCAGCCCTGCAAGCACTTTGCCGCCTGCCTTGTTCCACTTCAGGAACTCATCCAGTATCGAAGGGTCGGCTGCGTTTACTTTGGCTTTCTTTAGCAATGTGGATTTTATTAATGCACCCGTTCCAACGTTGTAGCTAAATGCCACCAAAGCATCGAACTGACATTGATTCAAATTCGGTAGGTGCTTATTTACCGCCGCTTCAAATGGCTCAAGCGTAGCGAGTAGCAATTGCGTTGCTTCCTTTTCGCTTGCGAGCTTTTCGCCGAGTAGAATCTTCTTGCCGTTAGGGTAGCGAGTGGAGCCGTATCCAATTGTCGGCACTCCAGCAGGGCAAAGATAGGAACTAAGCCGCAAGCCCTCATACTTCTTAATCAGGTTCAGACCGAGAAGCGAGGTGCTGCGCATTTAGATAATGATATATTGGATGTTGGCAACTACGGTTATTGCATCATCTGGTACTGAAACCTCAACCACGATACTAATTTGATTGGAGGCAGTATCTGCTGCAACTATTGTACTAATTAATTCAGAAAACGGGTTTGTAATTGGCGTTATAACACCAAAGGCATCACGTGGGCTTGTGAAAGTTGAACCAACTGGTGGGCTAATATTGAAGCTGCCTGTTGTAAATGTGGGGTCTAAATCAACACTTAAATAAATACTCATCGTTACGATGTTATCTACACGGCTATAAAGCGCACGCAATACAGACGGAGTGCAATCATTCGCACCACTTATCGTTGGCGTGTAGCTTCCACTACTAAACTGCGGCATACCTGAATAGATATCTTGCACCTCAATTTTTTTAGACTGGTCAGCGGTGGTATCTACGATGTATAGTATATCGTTAGCATCTGCCGTGCCTAATGCTAATAAATCAGTTACTTTAACGCCTGCCATAAGGGTAGTTTTTAGTTTGGTAAATTTACAAATTATTCAGATACTTTAATGCCTCTTCTGAACTCTTAAACTTTTGCGCATTTAGTTTGTGTTCTGTTACTGTGATGCAGAACACGCCCTGCTCAGTTATTACGTGAAAGGATGTTTCATCCACAGCCTCCCAGCGCGGCTCGATTAGATTAAGCCACGGCAAGCCCGTTGAGGTGAACTCGATATTTGTGGATGTGATGTTTACGTTTGTCATTTGATTTCAATTTGATAGTATGATAGAACAGTCGAATCCCCAGCCGCGCCGTTCTGAATTGCGAAAATGAGATACTGGTTAACCGTCCAATCAATATTCGAATTGGTTAGTGATGCTTGAGCTACTGCCGCATCATTCTGAATTGATGTAACAATCGACTGAAGTGTTTGCGTTACCGTTGTACTTTTCACAATCGCATTTCTGTCAATAGCTTGATAGGTTTGATTGATGTTATTTGTCGATGATGATATCAATAAGGTAGGTGCAGGAGTTACAATCGAATCGGCAGTGTTGGCATAGATTCTCAACACCATAAATCCACTACCGCCAGTCTTTCCTAAACGGCATTTAAAATTAATAA